CACCAATATTAAATAATCCGTTATTGCGTGTACCAGGAGGAAAACCTTGTCCACATAGAGCCTGCAAACAAGGTGGTCCATCTTTTATAATTTCTTCACTATTTTTCCCCCCAACATCATCTATGTTATCTACAACGTTTCTACTGTAAATCTCATAGAATTCTTCTAAAGACGCTGTTGTGCCATTTTCTTTTAATGCATAACGCACTGATTTATTACCATTGTAATATGGTAAATTTAAAAAATTACCTAAGTCACCTTTTTCTAATGATATACTAGATTGCTTAGGAAATATTTCTGACGTAGAATGGCCTATTAATGCAGCTATCTGTGTTAATTTATTTCTTATTAATTTTGATGCAATTGTTTTTTTCATAAACAAAAATAAGTGTGCACCTCCACTCTTAGATTTGCAGTATACCAAAGGTATATTTAATTTTTTTATTTTTTTGAATAGAGCACCATGGTCCAAAGGATAACTATCAATATCAATACATCCCCACTTAGTAGTATTATCAGCCCTAATAGGAATAATACCAAGAGACGGACCCTCTCCCTCCAAATGTTTTTGCCAAAGCTCATCTGTAACTTCCTGTCTAACTATATAAGATTTACCTTGCTGCTTACCGTCAGCACGTGAGCCATTCGGCTGGTGCTGACCATAAGCTACATCTAAACCTTCAAATATAAGTTTAAATTTCTCAACTTCCACGAACCCTCCAGTTCCTTTTTATTTATTAAAACGGTACTGATTCTTCGCTTGGTTTTTCTTCTGATATTAATTTGGGGGTTTCTGGCTTTGCATCCACAGCGCCAGACGCTGCGGATTGTGCAAAAGCTTTGCTTTCACCATAGATGGAAGCATCAGTTACCTGACTACCTTTCTCAATAGAGAACCCAAACCAACTACCTCTGTCGTTAGATTCACTTACAGTTGATAGATTGTAAGTAAACGCATACGTAGGAGGTGTAAACATACCCTGTGGACCCTTAATTTTTTGCGATAGCATTAAGCTGTTCCAACGTCTACTCTTCTTGAGTTGACTTGAAGACATGCTAATCACAGCATTTTGGTATCCGTCACCACTTAACATTAATACAAAATGATAAGCTGTTTGAACGATATGATTACCATTTGGTAATACTTGTTTACCGGTCATAGGGTCACGTTTAGTTTGTCCAATAATGCCACTGTCGGCACTATGTGAGTCAATAAACCCTCCACCTTGTTCTCTAGGTTTCCACTCTACATATTTGAGGTGGTAGAAAACAGGAATGACTTCGAGTTTATCAAAGGTTTCTTGTGTAACTGTATTGAACAGTTGTCCAGCTTTTGCAGATTCTATATACTCTGCTTTTGATGGATTCACTTGAGGGCTTGATGTTTGCAAGATGCTAATGTAAGGAATAGCTGTATCTCTTGCAAGGTTTATAGTACCAAAACCACTCATGGCTTTTGAATCTTCTGCTAAAACAGCTAGATCCAAAGTATCTTTAGTTTTTACATTTTTAGTATTCATAATTTACCTTATTCAGATTTAATTGTTGTTTTGTGACCAATATAAGCACCAAGAAGATCCATAGGAAGTTCTCTGCCTGCCTCATATTGTTCACGGACGAATGCGCGAAGGGTGGAAGGTTCGACCCACTCGCGTTGTGCAGGCTCTAATCCTTTCTCATTGAGATCAGATATAAGACTACTAGCTTTCTCATCTTCATTCCTTCCAAAGCTACAAGTGACTTGGTTCTTTACTAAATCACCAAATCCATTGTTTCTTAGCCAAGTATATGCTGCATCTCTATTCTCTACTTTAATAGCTGCACGGTAATACTCGGAAACTTTAATTTTACGACCATCAGACAATTTTAATTCTGATAATCCTACTTCTGAAAAAAGACTAGGTAAAACTTCTTCTGATAATTTTGTTTTATAATCTTCTTTTCTTTTTAATTCTTCTTTTATTTTTTGTATTTCGTTTTCTGTTTCTGCAATGTCTGTAGCTACTGCACCAATCTTACCCATGTTATCTTCAGGTATAGTTTCAGCATCTTCTTGCATTTGCATAACTAAATCTTTTGGATCTAAACTTGTCATATCAACCTCTCAAATCTATTTCTAAATCGTAGTATCTTTTATCATTACGGTCCCACTTTAGAACCTTAAATCTACCACCATTATTCTTTGCAGCAATTGCACCGCAAACTGCTATTATAGCAGGGTCACCAATTAAAAGCAAGTAGTCATCATCACTAAATTCTTTTAATTCTTGTTTAAGTTTAAATGTTAAAGGTCCAGATGCTAAAATCATTTGTTTATTATCTGGTAACATAACTTTTAAATCGCCAAACTTTTCAGCTGAACGAACGTTATAATCCATTACTTGCGGTATGTATACTTTTGCCATATTCTCTTTCTTGACTCTTATTATAACATAGTATATAATGCATTACAAGAATAAAGAAAGACTAAATGTATAAATTTAAGACGAAGCCGTTTGAGCATCAAAAAGATGCATTGAAGAAGTGTTGGAATAAAAAAGCTTTTGCTATTTTTGCTGAAATGGGCACAGGTAAAACAAAGATAGCATTAGACAATGCTTGTATTTTATACAACAAAGGTCGAATAGACAGATTATTAGTAGTTGCTCCTAAGGGTACGTATATGAACTGGGTAGATCAAGAAATCCCAGTTCACGTTCCCGATTACATAGAGAAAGATGTGCTTGCTTGGAAACCAAATATTACAGAAAAATATGAATTACAATTAAAAGCAATACGTAATGCAGAAAATTTTAAATTAAAAATATTTGTTATGAACGTAGAATCATTGTCTACTAAAAAAGGTTGTTATTACGCAAAGTTATTTCTATCTGGTAAATCTATGATGATTGTAGATGAAAGCACGACAATAAAAAACCCACAAGCAAAGAGAACAAAAAACATATTAGAATTAAGTAAAGAGGCACCTTACAAAAGAATATTAACAGGTTCACCAGTGACACAATCCCCTATGGATTTGTGGTCACAAATGGATTTTTTAGAACCAGAAATATTAGGACAACAAAGTTTTTACGCTTTTCGCACAAAATATGCTGTGTTAATTACAGCTAGTGCAGCAGGAGGCACTCATAAATTTCAAAAAATAGTTAAATTTAAGAATTTAAAAGAATTAGGTAAATTAGTGTCGCCACATTCATACCGTATTTTAAAAAAAGATTGTTTAGATTTACCTGATAAAATTTTTACAAAAAGAATTATAGAATTAAGTGATGAACAGAAAAAAGCTTACAGTGAAATGAAGACAAGTGCCATAACAATACTAAAAGGCGAACCAGCAACAGCTGTCAATGTTTTGACACAATTAATAAAATTACATCAAATTACTTGTGGTCACATGAAAACAGATAGTGGTGATATTATTAATTTAAAAAATTCTAGACTAGATGAGTTGATGCAAATACTAGGAGAAACAACTGGCAAAGTAATAATTTGGGCTAATTATATACATGATATTAATACGATAGAAAGTGCCATTAAAAAAGAATTTGGCCCTACATCATATTGCACTTATTATGGTGCAACTAAACAAGAAGATAGACAAGCTTGTATAAATAAATTTCAAGACGAAAAAAATCCTATACGTTTTTTTATAGGCAACACACAAACAGGTGGATATGGTATTACACTGACACAAGCTAGCACCGTCGTATATTATTCTAATAATTATGATTTAGAAAAAAGAATACAATCAGAAGATAGAGCGCACAGAATAGGTCAAAAAAATCCAGTATTATACATTGATTTAGTGGCAAAACAAACTGTAGATGAAAAAATAATACAAGCGTTAAGAAATAAAGTTAATATTGCTAGTGAAATAAATGGAGAAGAATTAGCTAGTTGGATTTAAAGCAAAGATTGTAAATACAAGTCTAATTTTTTCATAAAAGCTTCACCTGCACGCACAAAATTCTCACCTTTTAATTCAAATTTTTGAAATAATAAATCACGTGAACACATGAGCACTACACCTTGATCTATTTCTGTATCAAATAATTTATTGTGTGCCATCGCATATGCAGATAATTGCATTAGATAATCCTGCACCCATTCTCTTTTCTTTGGTCTATTTGTTTGTTTAAAATCTATAATTGTTGGCCTGCCATCATATACACCAACCATATCTGTAGTGCCTGCAAACTTACCAGGATAATACAAATGTACTTCTGATCCCCATACTTCGCTAATTTTTTTTAACCCTTCATCGTGATCAATAATTACCTGGGCCATTTTCCCCGCTTGGATGCCTATATCTGTAAGATCCTTGTATGCATGTTCGTTCACATAATGTTCTATATATAGGTGGAGCGCGGTTCCAATTTGTGAGGAATCAGATATAATTTTTTCTGCTTGTTTTTCCCCTACACGTGCACGCCATTCTTTTAAAAACGTTTTGTCTTTAGTTTTCGATAATATTGTGGTAACGGAAGGTAATGCTTCACCCTCAGGTGTAAGGTACAATCTTGTTGCACCATCTTTTCTTTTTAAATCTGCGTAATTATATTTCTGTACGATTTGCACTGCGGCATTATATCACATTAATCCTGCTTTGGAAAGGGAATAACATTTTGGTTTTTAGCCATTGATTGTCTTCTTTGTCTTGCAAGTGCAATCATATATTTTTCATAGTCAGTTAAACCACGTTGTGCAAAATTTCTTTTTGCCATGCTAGCAATAGCATTTTGTGCTAGGTCATCTATGTATCTATCTCCACCAAACTCACCCCAATATGTTCTACCTGCTTGATTTATTTTGTTGTACTCATCAGGATTAGCGCGGTAATAATTTATTAAATCTTTTGTGACGTTATCGTTATTTATTTTAGCACGAAGCGTTGACATAATACCACTGTAAGGTGTTGGATTATTATCTGCTGTTAAATATTTGGAAGCGTTTTCCATAATGCCTTCTGCTGCACCAAATCTAGATTCATCTCTAAAAGCAGGGTTACGCATTGATCTAACAAAACGATCATCAGGAAAATTTTGGGCTACAGCAAGAACACGACGCATCGCATCCTTGCCATATTTTTTCCCAATTAGCGACAGTATACCGTACATTCTTTCCCCAAGCGGCCCCTTACCTGTCTAACTTTTCGTTGATGTGTTTTATCTCTGTCTCTATGACAGCAATACGTGAATCTATAGAATATAATAATTGTAATGATGTTTCTAATCTATCCATGTCTTTTTCTAATGCAGATACTCTTTGTGAAGTCATACCCCACGTTCCGCCTAAAGCTAGAACAACACCAACTAACCATACTATATCTTTAAAGGTCATACTTCCATGTCAAAATAATTGAACGGAGGTATTCTACCTTCGTTTTCCATTTGCTCTCTTTGTTTTTGTTTAAACATAAAGTCTAACATGTAATCGTATAAATAATCTTTTTGTTCGTCTGTTAAAGGAACTCTTTCACTTTCTTGCATTCCTTCTGGTGTTGGTAATGATGCTATTCCTCCATCATCAAAACTAAATTTGTATCCAAAATCTAAACCGTATTGATTATCGTCAATATCATATTGACCACCAAGACTAAAGATACCTGGGCCCATAGGCTTCTCGTAGTCGTACCTTATTGATTTGTCCCCTATATCTACGTCAGGTAAATACGGATCTATTTTTTCATAACTTTCTATAATAGGTCCTAATACACCAGAATTTTTTGCTGCATCAACAATATTATTTCTTCTTTCAGATATTTGAGGAGACAAAGAATTTTTAAATTGTCTAAACATTTCACCTCTTCGGTTTCTTATATCCTCTCGTCTAGAAAAATTATCACCAGATGTTAATACACCTTTTTTTAAACTGCTCACACTAAACTCCCTATACCTTTTTTAGTAAACGGATTGTCATTCATGCCTTGTTGTGGTTTGACATATTTACCTTGGTTATTCATTATTGGATTCATTTCCATTAGCCCACCTCCTGCGGCGTATTGTGTTCCGCCACCATACTGTGCAGCAAGTGCTGCATCTGTATTACCTGTATATAACGCGCCAGCTGCTGCTGGGTTAAAATTCTGGTTCCTATTTATCACCGACCCTGCACTGGCAGAATCATAACCGCCGACAGAAGCATCTGCTGCTTCTGGTGCAAACTGTGGTGCACCTAACGGTGGTGATTGACTAGGTAATAAATCTAATATTTTAGGATTAAGAGGACTGTCAAATATTTTTCCTGGAATAGATGGTGCTTGTTGTATTGCCTCTCCTATGCCCTCCATAACGTTTTGTCTTGTTGATTTTACTTTTTGTGCAACTCTAGAATTTCTGTTGTATTCTTTTTGTACTTGTTCCATTTCTGCAAGGTCTGCATCAAACGCTGCAAACTCTTCTGGATACATTCTAACTAATCTAGCAAAGTTTGCTTGTCTAATTGTGCTAGGTAGATTTACATCAGTTAAATTTTTTAACACTCTAATTGCAACTGGATTTGTTAAAACTTTACCGCCATAGTTAATTAAAAATGCTGCGGCACTTGCCATTAAAGGACCTACGCCAATAACACCTGCACCCTCTGCCACACCTCTGCCAATTGCAGTCGATGGTAATAAAGAACGTGCAGCTCCTCTAGTTCCGGCCATTGTTGCACGACGCATCATAAACTTAGAACCACTAGGCACACCGTTTTCAAATAACTTTTCTAATACTCTTGTTAAATCATCAAACTCTGCTAACGTTGGTAACCTTGTTGCATTTGTTTTCATCATGCCTTCAGGAACTTCTTCCCCTAATATTTCTTTTAAACCTTTACCTACACCAGTTTCATATATTTCATCATCAAACTTTTTAAATATTCCTGTTGCTGGATCAAATATTTCTAATTTAGATACTGTTGGTCCTGGTAATGCTTCTTTAAATAATCTATTTAATGGTCCAGTTGTTCCTATACCAAGTGCACCTCTAAATGCTGCTGCGTCAAAAAACTGTACTCCTTCTTTTTCTTTTATTGCTGCATCAAAAGAATCTCTTATGTACATACCTAAACCATTTACATATCCACGGTCGCCTACAATTCTTCTAAGTGCTTGTATTTCTGCTTTACTATTAGGATTGCCTGCTCTTGCAGATTTAATTACTGTATCCCATAAACTATGTGAACCACGTGTCGTGCTATTATTAAGTACAACACCAAATCCTCTTGTTGCAACTTCACCACCAGCTGCTGCTTTACCCACGTTGGTTCCGTATAACATTAAACCTGATGATACAAATTTATCGTACGCATCAAAAGCTTTTGCCACGTCAGGATAACCCATTCTTTCTATTGATGCTACATCATTTTCCCACGCTTTCATTAATCTTGATATGTCATCTGCATAAGATGTTTCTGCTAATGTCTTATCTTTAAGTGGTGCTAGTAAATCATCAAGTTGTTCACGTAATCCTTTCATTTGGTATACGTCACGTAAGCCATGTGTTCTGCCTTCGCCAACTGGTTTTATTATTTGGTTTTTTAAAACATTAATTAATTTATCACGAACTTCTGATGGTATAATATTACCAGATGGATCTCTTTGTAGTTTTAATTCATATTCTCTTAATGTTTGTTTAGCAACATTAACTAAATTTTCATCAGAAAAACCTTTGCCCATGCCTTCTGCAGCTTTAACAAAATCATCTTCTAATTGTTTTGCATGTGCAACAAAACCTCTATAGTTTTTAGATGCCAAGAAAGAAAAGTCATCTATCATTTCATCTAAGTGTGCATACGGTGCGAACGCACCAATCATTTTTCTCATGACACCATCAATGTAAAAGTCACTTTGTTTTGCCATGTTGTTTTTTATACTAATACCAAATATAGGAGCTGGTGATAGCATAGACGATATTTTGCCACCAAATCCACCGCCAACACTTGTACGTGCAACCATAGTGCCACCTATTTCTGCAGCTTCAGGAAACCATTCGTTAGTGCCAGGCTTTATTGGATCACGTGGACCAAGCCAATTAAATGCTTTTGAATTAGATAAACGAAATAAAAAATTACCAAGACCAAGTGGCATGTTGTATGATAATTTTTCTTTTGGTTGTTTTAATCCTTTTGTTGCAACTTGATCAAGCTCACTTTGTGAAGGCATCCATCGTTCTAATATTCTTTGTTCACCTTCTAATATTTCTTTACCACTAACAACTCCTGGTGCTTTACTAGGTTTTTGTTTAAACATACCAAATGGGTATGTGCCTACTGTTCTTCTTAAACCATAAAACGTTGGTCTAAGTGCAAAGAAACCTGAAGTTAATCCTGCATCCCATATTGCTGCACTTGTAGCATTTTTAACTCTTTCCATTTGTTCTGGTCTATTAATACCTTGTGGTCCAAACGTTAATGCGTCCGGCACAACTGATGCTAATGCTGCATCAACAAGACTAGCTTGTTGATTAGGGTCACGCATGTATCCTTTTGCTTTACCGGCTCTGTCCATAAGATCTAACATGCCTTCGTAACCATAATCTGCTACTCCAACAGCTAAAGCTCCACCAGTAACTGCTCCTACAGATCTTGCAAACCAGTTGCCTTTTGATTTTGCAAATGACTTTGCTGCACCTTTTAAAAATTTATCTCTTACAAGTTTTTCACCTTTTACAGATCCTGCAATACCACCAGCAATATACATACTAGCTTCTACTGCCGGATAAGGATTAGGATTGTTTGTGAATAATCCTATGCCGTCACGTAAATCTTGTACTTCAGGTGTTAGTACAACATAATCATTTTCTGGTGTTAAACCTTCGTTAGCAAGTAAATCATTTGTTGCTTGTGTAGCTAGATCTAAAAATTTACTATCACCTGTTGTTTCGTATTTAAGTTTTGCAGCTTGTGCTATTTCTAAAATGTCATCTCTTACACGGTCTCTTCTTTCACGGTAATTTCTTGCGTTTTGTAATTCTGTTTTTCGTAACTCTTTGTCTGCTTTGGATTGTAAAATCCAGTTATCTTTTCCGTAACGCCATCCTGTTTTACCAAATGGTATATTCCAAGCAGAACCAATTGCTGCCATAGGGACATCAAGAACTGTATCAATAGCTTGTCTGCCCTCCATTATTTTTTGTCTTTCTATTGACTGTGGAACGCCGCCCTCAGTTGTCTCTCCTGTAAATCCTTTCTCTGCTGTATATGCAGTTTTGTGTTCGTAAAAAGGTCTTACGGTTTCATTAAAAGCTTGTACTGAATTTTTAGTTGCCATTATTCAAGTTGCTCCAAGTAACTGTTTTTAATATCTTCACTACTTTGTTTGTTTTCATTGTGGTCAGCGTTTAAACCACCTTTTATTGATTGTGCGTATGCACCATACAACTCTGCACCTACAATATCATGCTTAAAGAAATTTGTTTTATCGTTTTGTCTAAGCATATAATAAGAGTTAGCAAATTTATCTATACCTTTAATTTTAAAATCATCAGGTGCATATGTTAATCCAAACTGTTGTGATTTATCATAATCACTTGTCAACCCTGCACCTTCTAAAGCACCAGCCATGTTTCTAGATAATTGGTTAAATATAAATGCATAGTTTTCTATTACTTGATTTGGATCAGTAGATGTCGTGCCACCAAAACCAGTCATTCTTGTGTCTGCAAATGATCTACGAAGAACGTCTGCTAACATACGACCAGTTGGCTGTCTGTCTCTTGCAAGTGCAAGACCAAGTGTTGTTTCAAAAGTCATTAATGCAGAACGATTAGGATTTTCAAGAATTAATTTCATGTCATCCCACACTACAATTTCTGCTGGTGTACCTGGGTCAAGCATTGTTTTACCATCATCAGAATACCTAGCACCTTCGTTTTGTCCGTACTTGTTTCCTGTGTCTACAAATACACCAATAGTAGTGCCACCACCTATATCCATTTGATAAGTAGCTTTTTCTGGTACAGTTATTTCTTTTGCAAAATCAAATGCTTGTGTTTCAAATTGTTTTAAGTCACCACTTTCACTAACAGCAGTGCTCATTATTTGGTTAAGCAAAGATATTTTAGGTCCAACGTATCTACCAAACTCTCCAATTGCACCTGCCACTACATCTTTCTGGTCTATTAATATAGGCATAATGTAATCAGCCATTGTATCGAGTGTACGTTTTAAATATTTAGAATATTTTAATTGGTCAGCTTGTGCAGCGTCAGTTTGGAATGTAGCAGTGCCTCCACCATACCCAGCAACATTCATTCCTTCTTTTGATGCTGATGTATCTACAAATGTAAATCTGTCATATCCTAATTCACTGTTCATGTTCATAAAGTTTTGTATCTCTGGACTCTTACGGTAGAAAGTTTGCACTCTTCGTGACCCTGTTTTAACTGGATCACCATTTGGCCCATATATCATTTGACCATTTTTATCTGTTTTGTATAAATTTTCATAGACAACAGTAAAAGGTCCACTTCTGTCTTGCATTTTATCAAGCTCTGACATGTACATGTTAAGAGCTGCTGCTCCTATCTCACGCTCCGCCTTGCCTTTTTCTACACCCATTTGGAATAGTGTTGGTGCAACTTGCATTCCTGCTTGTCCTACAATGTCCATAAAACCTTTTAGACCTGGGTCCAAGGACTTACCGGACATGAGTGCTGAACCTAGTTGCATTAATAGTGCAGTGCTTTGCATTTGTTGTGCGCCGTCACCATCACCCATTATCTGTCTTATAATATCTTTATATCCTTCTATTCTTGTAAGGCTTTCGTTCTCAATTAATCCTGCGTATGCGTTAGTAGAATCTACTACAGCTTTTGTATTAGCTTCTGCATTGTCTGCTTGGTCATTAGTTGCATTTACCTCTTCACTTATTTCTATATCTTCAGAAACTTTTTCTTGATTTTCATCTACAAATATATCATCTTCTTGTGTTGGAGGTTTAATTGTTGGATCTTCTTGTTTAACTGCATCGTCTCTTTCTGGCGTAGTAGTTCTTTCCGGAAAAGCACCGTAAGCGGCTAGTGGTCCACCTAGTGCAACACCTTGTTTAAATCTACCTTGATTACCAGCTGCAGCGTCCATGTAATTTTTTGCGTAAGGTCTAGCCTTTTCAAATGCTTTACTGGCAGCTTCTTCTGCAGTGCCTTGCATTTTGTATGCAGCTCTTGCAGCTTTATTAATAATAGGTTTAAATAATGGTCGAAGAAATGGGTTCATTTCCTACCCTGTCATGTTTTGATAGCCCTGATATGCAGCGAGACCTGAAATTCCAGCTCCTACAGTCTGCGCCAATGGATTGCTGCCTGGTGCAGTTCCCATTGATATAGCCATGGCTCCAGATGGTACGTTACCTTGATAGATATCAGAAGTAAATCCTAGTCGTTGGTATGGTTCATAAATTTGTTGCAACTGTTGTTGGTACTGTGCATCCGTTAACTGTTGTTCACGTTGCTGTTGTATTGAACCAGCAGACATTAGAGATCCAATATCTGTTAATCCTTGTTGTTGCACTTGACCACCAAGACCAGCCATTTGTTGAGCTGCTGCTCCGTATCTCCCCATTTGATTGTCAAATCTTTGTTGCGCCATTTGTTGCGCTTGTCCGTAATTTTGTGCTTGTGCAGATCCAACAGCTAATGCTTGTTGCCTATCTAATTCTGCACGTTGTATTCCTTCACGTTCTGTGCCAAAAGCACCCTGTGTTCCTGCACCAGCTGCTGCTTGATTTCTAGCTTTTTCAAATTGTTGTTCTATGCCTGCAATAACTTCATCTTGGAATGGATTCATGTATTGTTGGTATGATGAAGGGTCGTATGCTTGTGTTGCTAATTGTGTTAGTTGTGTTGACTGGTTTAAAAAAGGTTGGTATGCACCAATACCAGCTTGTGCTTGTTGAAAAGCTTGTTGTTGTAACGGATCAAACTCTGCTACACCTTGTGTAGGTATATCAACTTGTCCTTCACGCATTCTCTGTTCTCTTGTAAGATCAGAATACTTTGTGCCTTCAGCATACTTGCCGTCAGTGCCAGTGTATTTGTATTCGCCGTAGCCTTCGTCACCAGGTTTTAAAGTTGGATCAACAGCCTCAAAAGGACTCATACCAAACATGGTATATTCTTTTGCGGCATCCATTAAGCCTAGCTTAGCTGCTTCTATTTGTGGCGCGTCACGTTGATACGTTGTTTGAAACTGTGTATTCTGTGGACTATCGCCTGCACCAAAACTCATACAAATCTTCTCCTATATGCGTTCGCAAAATGTTCCATACCTAGACGTTTTGCCATCGCATCAAATTTTTTTACTGCGTTATCAGAAAGGCGTGGCTCAAAGAGAACTTCACGTACTCCTTTTATCTTAGCCCAATCCATAAATTTTTTCATCATAAATATTCCTGCCATCCCGTTTCTATGCTTAGGATCTACATACAATTCTAGTTCCTTCGCAAATGTTTCGTAACTATAAGAATACTCTAATATCCTTCCAGCCATAAACCCAATTCTTTTGTCACCTTTCTCAACAAGGATCGCAAAATAATTTGGATCTGTTATTGCAACATCAAAGTATCGTTTAGCTTTGACATCGTTATACTCTACCTCACTCCAGTCAGATTCCTTGTGGTGTTCCTTGCTAGTAGCAATGACCCACTCATAATCTTGAGGTTCTACGAACCTCCATTTCATTACTTCCTTTTACTCTCCGTTTTTTTATCGTAATATTTTTTTTGTTTTTCTTTTTGTTTTTTATATAACTCATCAGCAGCTTTTTTTGTTGTTCGTTTTTTATCTTTTGCTTCTGCACTTTTACTTTTTATTTTTTGTGCACCGTAAGTTGTTGCAGCGCCAGCTGCTACTCCAGACTTAAATCCTGGTTTTTTTGGTGCTTTAGTAGGCATACGTTCGCCCATTATTTTAGCTCTACGTTTTGCTAGTTCAGCTTGTTTACCTTTAAACTTTGCATAAGGCTTAGTTTTTTTACCAAGACTAGCTAGTTTTTTAACACCTGCTTTTAGTAATTTACTTTTTGCCATTTATACCTCACTCATTGTTTCAGATTCTGGATCTAGTTTGTTCATCATCTGATACATTTTTTTTGCTCCTGCATAACGATCACCGTTACCGAAGTTTTCCACGGCTTTTGCTGTCATAACAAATTCACCGTCAGATAGTTTTGCATCAATCATATCGTCCTTTGGACCACCTGGGCCACTGACGTTGCCGCCCATGTCCATGTTTAGTGATGCTATTCCTCCAGCGTTCATCATCGCTCCAGTGTAAAATGGATTGTCCATCTCACCTTCGATTAAACTTTCATCAACACCATATAAAAATGCTAATTCTTTTCTTCTTCTACGTTTAGCTGCTTCAAATTCTTCCTCCGGCGTGTCACGTCCTGCATATAATCCTGCTGCTTGTGATACTGCTGTAGGTAAAAAATTAGTTGTAAATTCACCTGGTATAATATTACCAGCTTTATCTCTTACTGCTTTAGTAAATATATCTGCTGAAGGCATTGTCAATGCTTTACCTGGAACTTCTTGTGAGTATAAAAATTCATCTGCAAGACCAGTTGCATCTGGATTTAATGTTTTACTAAATCCTGGCATAGCATCAGCTTGATTACCCACGTATTGATCTAACGAAGATGGACCCATCATTACTGATTCTGGTGTTCTGCCAAATAAAATATCTTGTGCTGTTACAGTTGGTGCTGTGTAAGGCACTGTTGTTGGAACTAAACCTGGTGTTGGTGTTCGAGATGGCATGAAGAAACCTTGTTCTACATCAACAGGATCAAAAGGTATATTTTTCATAGCTCCACCTGGCTGCATTGTTAATGCTTCTTGTGTTGTAGCACCTGCATTTGCTGCGTTAAATCCTCTTGCGGCGTTTGCTGCGCTTAAATATGAAAACGGTATTGATGTAAGACCTGCAGCCATTGCTGCTTTACCTGGTCTTCTTGATCCACTAAGTGCTGCTGTACCATAACCAAGTGCTGTTTGTTTTAACGCGTTGGCCATGAGTGGATTCATTCCACTAAATAAACTTCCAATTCCTAATTTTGCACCTAATCCACCTCCAAATAATGCACTTGCTCCACCTGTAAGCGCCATTGGTAGTGCCATTTGCACTATTGGGTTCTTCATTAATTTACTTAAAAATCCCATTATGATGTTCCGCCAAATATGTCCGGTAATTTATTAACTGTTATTGCCACGTCTCGCTTTATGTCCTCTTTTGTTGTGCTAGTTTCAGGGTTATTGATGTCGTTTTCTGCCTCTGTTTCGTCAGCATAAACCTTCCCTGTTGTTGCGTGTTTGATAGTAGATTTAGTATCTATATCGACAGCAGGTAATGTTGGTTTTCCTGCCATCACGGTAATATCGTCTTTTATAGCCATTTTTTCTCCTTATTGCAATAATTAACTTATCTCTAACACACTTAAAATAATGTGTAAATCATTAGCATTTTGAGCTGTAGCCTTAATAACTTCTGATTCTTTTAAAACCAAAGCAGCTTTTAATATTTCGTCAGATGTTTTAGCAGCTATGCTTTTATCTTTTTCTAAAGAAAATGCAGCTGAATTAGTGTCTGTTAAAGTTATGGTTAACGTACAAGCATTTGATGGATCATCATTTGACAAACGAATAGAACGTACAATTGCAGTAGTTTCACTAGGAACTGTATAAACAGTTGTTTCGCTGTTTGTTGAAAGATCTACTTTATAGTTTGTGTATACGTTAGCCATTATTTAGTTGCCAACAAGTATCTAACTTGTTTTTGTAAAGCACTTACTTGTGTCTGTAAAGTGGTGATGTTTGAATTTGCACTGGTTATAGCATTTGCATTGGTAGTTATATTACTATTTGCTGTTGTTATATTAGTTGCATTCGTTGCAATGTTTGTTGTATTTGTAGAAACGTCAGTTTCAATTGAAGCTAGTGCTGTGCTAGGAGAATCTCCCATAAAAAAAGCAAAAGCTTCATCATCATCACGAAGAGTTTCTGGTGTATAAGTATTATTTAAAGCAAAAATTAATTGATCCAAACTTTGAACCATTTGTGACATTTGGGATTGATCGTATTGTTGTGTTGCTTGTGGTAATAGAGGTACTGTTATTTTAGCCATTAGATTCCTGGGTTAGTTCCTGCAAGACTTGCTATTCCTTGATTAGGATTATTTCCAATAGGAAAAGCATTATTATCTTGTGCTATAGGTTGTGTGCTTACAGATAAATTACCATAATTTGGCTTTGGTGTTTCTCCAATACTTTCTAAGTATCTTCTAAAATTACTTGCACCGCCTGTATCACCAAATTGTATTGTCTCTCCTTGAGGCGTTGTAACATAACTTACTGCGGCTCCACCTATTCGCATATAATCATTTGGATTCTGATTATAAAAATCTTCATAACCTTGTCTGTATCTTTCTGGTATTTGTTGTGGTGCAGTAATTTGATTAAACCGCAAAGGGTCATTTATTTTATTACCAGGAGCTAATGGCCCTGTGCCTTCAGCGTAACCTGTTCCAGGAATTGCTCCATGTGTACGGTTTCCACCAGGTGGCGAAGTCACATGTGTACGGTTTATAGGAAACGGATTATTATCTTGAATTGGTTGTATTCCACCAGGTGGCAGACCCATTTGTGGGGATATAGGTTGCATAGTAGAAGGTGGTGATGGTTGCGTAGGAGCAAGACTTGCTAACCCCTCTAAAGGTTCTTGTGTAGGTTGTTGTGAAAACTCTTGTTGCATAGGTTGCTGTGCAATTGGATTCATATAAGAAGGATTAAAATACATTAACCGCCTCGCATTCCGTCTGGTTTACCGTCAAATCTAAGTGTGCCGTATCGCCACTTATCATCAACAGCATCACTAGATACGCGTAGTGCAAGTTGTCTTCCACGTATACGTGTATCTTTTTTAGTTGTCGTTGTTTCTATTTCAAATGGTCCGTGTGTTCTTTGTGTAGTGCTTGGATAAGGACGAGATTTAATTGTTAAATCTACATTACCAATTTGGTTTTTAAAGTCAGGTATAATTCTAGATATAGATATAAATTGATCACCATCGGCAATATCAATATCACCTGATTCAATGTGACAATTCATAGCAGAACCATCATTATTAACTCCTTCTTCATGTGCATACACAAATGTACGTCCTTCTTTAACACCATTAATAGTAGAAATGGTTGCAGTTGTATCATCAGAATCAAATTCTGCTGCATAAGGATTAGAATATACACCACGGTCTGCCCAAGAACTACGTGCCAATGTTCCAACATACCATAATTTTTCTGCATAATTATAAGTTACATGTCTATCTATTTGTAAAGAATTACCTGATGGATAAAACCACATAACTTCGTTAAAATCTGAATTAACTGCACAAAAAACATCTCCAAGTGCATTTGTATTTATATCGTCAAACACATAATCTTGTACGCTGCATGGTATTTTTTTAACTGCACCATCAAATTGGAAAAAAGAATCATTACCCATCCAAAATGAAATACCACTAACATCAACAGCAGAATTAATTCCTACAGCGCCACAATTAGAACCTAGTTGTTTAAAACCAAAAGTAAATGGAGGTCCTATAAATTGCATTTGATACAAAGCTGTATCTGTGTAAACAAGTATTGCACCCCTAGATCTAACTGCTGTTTGTATTTGATTACCATCTGTCAATCTTTGTGATCCTGCAGTATTTGTTGCTGTTGGTGTCCAATCAGTTGTTGATTCTTGATCAGACCAACGTATAAACATATTGTCTTGTGTAGATGTTGTTCCTATTGTTGTTTCTGTACCAAAACAAATAACGTGTCTATCATCACCAGAAACTAACATAAATTTTGATTTGGTTGGTGCACCAGAAACATTTGTTCGTGATGCTAAATTACTAGATAAACCTGATGATGTATCCCAATAATATATACTACCGTCAAATTTTTGTGCTAGCACATCTTCTCCCCAGTTATCAAATGTCCATTTAGAAGATTGAAGTAAAACACCTTCAGCACCAGTTAAGCCTTCACGTGATGTATCCCATGTAGATGCATTCCACGTACCAGCACCCCATCCATATCCATATATAGATGTTGGTTGTCCTGTGTTAATTTGGTAAGTTGCATTTGCTGTGGCACCTGTTGTTGACGAGGTAGCTGCTCCACCTGCAACTATTGTATATGTATTAGCGCTAGGAACTGTTTGTATTTCAAATTCACCTTGTAAATTAGCAGCAGATATACCTCCTACTGCACCACTAACACTGGCAATAGTAACAAAATCTCCTATTAATGCACCGTGATCTGCATCCGTTACAATAACTGTTGTTGATTCATCTGTTGTTTCAAATTGTGTTATGTTACCTGTGCCTGTGGCACGTGTTGGTGTAATATCAGCGTATTCGCTATCTGAATAAGCATACACTTTTTTATTAGTACCGTATATGGCGTAATTAACACCTTTTAAATCTGAATATGTAAGTATTGCACGTGTTGCGCCAAGCAAAGCAGCGCTTGTTACTTTTGTCCAACCACCTATTTTTTCTGGCTGACCGTAACGAAAACGAATATTATCACTATCGACCCATCTGCCTTCTGCACCGTACTCGGTATTTTGTTTATCTATACCTGGGGCAATTTGTAGTTTAGTTAGTGGCATAGAATGGTATCCAGTAATCTGTTCCATTTACATTAACACGAACATGCCCTGTTAATGATCCTACACTTGTATCCGTTGTTATGCTTGATGATTGATCTGATGCACTTGTGCCATCAAATTTAATAAATTCTTGATCTGTATCATCTTGATCTAAAGATAGACAAGCAATAGCACCAGAAGAATTTGATTGATTTATTTCTACCATTGCATCTGATGGATCTTGACAACCAAAACCAACTTTATCAGCTGAACCGTCAATAAAGAAAGCGTCATCTAATCCATTTGTTTCACATCTAAAATCTAAAGAAGCAGAACTATCATTCCAAGTAAATCCACCTCCATCTAAATCAACAGCACCAGATATTTTTGCTGCTCCTGTTACATCTAAAGGAACTGAAGGGCTGGCATTAAATATACCTACACGATCATTTCCGGCATCTACAAAAATTGCGTTAGCATTACCATTAGATTCAATTCTAAAATCAACATCTGCTGAAGATTCATTAAAAACAAATGTGCCACCGTCAAGTGATACATTACCAGCTACTGCTAACGTTCCGTTTGCAGTTATATTTCCACAATCAGCTAAAACATCAAACATTGTTGAGCCATCAGAATATAAAATATGTTTTGATCCTGCTACAAGATTTGCTGCAGTGCCCCCAGCAGGTTTAAACCCTAGTGTATAAGAGCTCATGCTTGTTGCATTATCAACAATATACCATGTCTCTACGGCTTCTGATTGTATAGTCGTGTTACCAGATAATGTACCTGTTAATTTAATTATGGCATTACTTTGTTCGTCTGTCGTAGAACCATCCGTTGCTGTTAAAGAATCTGTAGTGCTAGCAATAGCTACAGACACATATCCTTTTGTTGCTGATTCTAATTTTTGTAAATTGTTATTTGTTTTAGTACCCCAAGATCCTGAGTTTTCACCAGTTGCTTGAAGTTCTAAATTTAAACTGCTTGTATATGTTGATGCCATTTATCCTCCTTACACGTCATCTATTAAAGCTGCTACAATGCAATTTGCTGTTGCATCACCTGCATCACCTATATCAGATGATATAGCATGTATATTTCCAACTGTCACTTGTGGTAATCTTGCAAACCATGATTCACTAGGACCTATAAATATTCCGTCTGCTAAATCATTTGCTGCAGTGCCACCGTCAATTGATATTACAATTCCATCTGCAGAACTTGTGTTTTTAATAAATAAAAATTTTACTTTATCGCTTGTGCTAACTGCTGTCATATCTGTGTCTTGGTCAACAGCTGTATAATCAATAAAACGACCAGCAATTAAATCAGCACTTGTTGTAGTTACTGCTGTAAGTTTATAATACCATTTATCATTAGCATCATCAGGTGACACTGTCATAGATCCTGATATACTTTTTGATATTTCATCAGGTAAAATTGTAACGGTTATTGAAACACTTGCATCATCAGCCATAATATCTCCTAATCAGTTGATCCTGGTTCTACATTTTTCCACGTGGATGTTTCACTATCATCAGTTGCACTCCATATAAAAAAGTCAAGACTTCCAGCACTAAATGTAATTAAATTTTGAAATGATTCACCAAATGCTGTTTCATCACCAACACTAAGTGTAGCACCTAAATCTGTTCCTTCAATTGTAACGCCTGCAGAAGCAGCTACTGTTTCAGTTCCTATACTAAAAGTCAATCCGCTTTGAGTTACCCCAAAAGAATTGTTGTGTATAGCATCTAAACGTGCATCTTGAAAAGCTTGTTCTGCAAAAGTTGTATGTCCTAATAACACAATATCTCCAAATTTAATTAGTTTTAAACCATGCAGGTAAGCCTAGGAAAGGTCTTCCGTCGTACTTATTCTGTTCTGCGAATTCGCCATTTAGGTCATTATAGTGCAGAAAAACCTGCCCACAATTGTCACCTTCAAAAGGATCTCTCCAATGTTCTAAATCGCAACCGCGATATATTAACATATCTCCGGGATTTAGCAACACTTTTACCCCTTCTTTACCTTCGTCTCCAGAAGGTTCTAGATAAATAGGCCATTCATCGCCCCCTAAATTCATGGTACATGAGGTTTCACAAGATGGTCTATCTTTGTGTCTTTTTAATTCATCACCTTTTTTATATATTCTAGCGTAGGAATATGTTTCAATCAAACTCATTCCTGTTTCTTTTTCCATTATAGGCTTTACTTTTTCTAATAAAGTTTCCATGGCTGTATCGCCATATATAGAATATGTTTCTGGAATTTGCTCATCGTTCCATATTCCCCAATACTCTGTAAATGGTGATATGTATCTAGTGTCAAATAGGTGTCTTGCTGCCTTTCTTTTGTTTAAAAAATATTGGTATATAAAATTAGCTAATTCTGCTGTTATTGCTTTTTTAATAACTGTATGTGTTTTCATCTAAAAGGCCATCCTAAATTCCAGATTACAAGTGAATAACGTGTGCCCGCTGTAACTGGTTTAACTCGGTGCCACACAAATGAAGGAAAAACTACTAAAGAACCTTTTGTTTTAATTTCTTTACATACACGTGGTACATTAGAACCATCATCATTATTTCTAAAATCAAATTCAAATTCTCCACCTTCATATTCTGAACCATCCACCAAACTTATTGTTGCAGATAGTTTTCTAATTTTACCATGTGTATTTGGATCATTTGGCTTGTCGTATGGTAATTCATTTGAATCACAATGCCAATCATAATGTTGTTTTTTTGAGCCTTCGTATTTTGTAAATTGACAAGACTCAGACCAATCCCAATCAAAATTCCAACCTGCACTTTTATTTGCTATATTAATGTAAGGTTGAATTTCTTTGTAAATCCACCGATCATCCATCCAAACTACGTTTGATTTTCTTTTTTTATGTAATTCTTTTATGTCTTTTTCACATAAATCTTTAGACTCTACATTACCCTGTTTTCCTGTTAGGGCTACCTGTTCTTGTTGTTCTGATCCGTATTTTATGATTTCATCACAAATACGGTGAGGTATTGCTGATTTAAAAAACCAATACTGGTTAGCAAGATTCATTAATAATCTTCTAACTTAGGCCATTCCCCCAAAGGTCTAGTAAAACTTTTATCTTCTTGTTCTGTATATACATATAATGCTGCTAATTTATCTACAGTGTCAGCATTACCTATCGCAGTTTCCATCTCTCCTGCTTTAGTTCTTACTGCTGCTCTAAAATTAGTTATGCTAGAAGGAACCGCTGTTCCCGCATCTGCTTTACGAATTACATACCAATCACTATCTTGTAAAAATCCTGCTGCTTGCGTTTTAATTACTTGTTTATGTATATAAGTTAAGCCTCTTGTTTTAATAGTATTAGTATCTGCTCCAGTTGGTGCTTCACCATCATCAATTTCTTTTTGTGTCCATTTTATGTCAGTTAAAGATTTTGCTGTAGCAGTAGCCCATACACGAGTTACTTTTCCACTACCAAAAGATATGGTATCTGCACCGTTAACATAATATTCTGGATCTTTATAATTAGTTTTATCTTGAACTACTTCATAAACTCCATAATCTTCTTTTTGTTCTTTTGTCCATTCATCAGCGTATTTTGCAGAAAAATAAACACCGGGATTAGGTTGTAATCTTGTTTGATGTCCATTTATTTGTTTAATTACGCCGTCTTTTACATATGCCCACATAATATTCTCCTTATCTTGCGTTGTTGGGTGTTCCATTTGATGTTACAAATGGTGATTCTGCAAATGCCATGTAGACGTATGTACCATCATCAAGGTTGGTATCGTTTCCTGAACCTCTACATTTAAATCCATTTGATAATATATCTATTGGATTTCCAGTTTGACTTGTTCCTTCAACATTATTTAAATCAGCATATAAAATACTGTCACTTACATTACTTACTTTTCTTTTATTATCAAATATATGCCAACTTCCTGATGCCCCTGTTTCTTTAATCATAACCCAAGCAGGTTTAAATCCTGTATAAAGAAATGGGCCATTTGCATTGCCATTACCTGTGTAGCCGCCAAATTTACTGTAGCCTTGTATTTCTGTAAAAAAATAACCTACAAAAGTTTCTCCAGAATCATTTGTTGAATCATCATTATTTACAGAAAATACAGTAGATGTAGGTGCTGTATCATTCCAAGCTACATCATTATCTGATGTTGCATTGTTAGTATTAAGTTGTAGATGGTCAGTTTGTGGAGCAGAAGTATTTTTATGATGATAAACCATCCAACTCTCACCTGCACTTTTTGACCTATTTTTAACTATCATTACAGAAGGCGTTGCTCCTAATCCATGTGCAATAGTTCCCGCACTTCCTGTACCTGTGTAAGTTATAATAGAAAATCCTGCTGTTGTATTTGCTTGGTAAACTGAATCTATACTACCTACACTTGTTGCTGAAGCATCATTAGTTGTGGTTGTTCCACCATTAGCTTTCCATGCCCAACAAACCATGTTATTTGCACCTTGGTTTGCTTCCCCAATAGCTTGTCCATCTCCATCAACAATAAAACCTGTGGATGTTTGAACTAATCCATCAGCATTATTATCATCTTCATCGGCATCGCTATCTGCTGATATAAAATTATACATATTAACATCACCACTAGGCATTGTTGAACCATCTGCTGGTCTGCTTGTATCATATATGAGATGACTGTAAGTTTGTGTTCTTGATTTAAACCAAAACCAATCTGGTCGCATATTCATATTAACAGGTATATTAACGGTATTACCAGTATATAAAACAGCGCCAAAATATTCTGAAGGGTCATTAATTGTTGTGTATGCCATAATTCCTTATATCCTACTTATCCGTATTGTGCTAGGTTTTTTGTACAAAGTGCATAATAACCACTAGGTACTGCGTATTCAAAATTACCATATCCATTAGCATCTGCATTACCACTTGATATGCTATAAGGTGGATTGCCAAAATTAGCTGCCGCTACTAAAATTGATTCATCGTTACCATTACTGACATTATCTCCGATAGCAAAAAAATAAGCTCCTAAAACCGTGCTTGAAGGCGCAACAATAGTACCATAACCAGTAGGACTACTTTCATCATAGTTACCAGAACCATCTGCCCATTGTCCATTTTTAGCAAATGCTACTCTGTTATTATCTATATCTAAAGCCACAGACATTATGTCATTATCATCACCCCAAGTAGCACCATAAGTAGCTCCTGCTTGGTTGTTACTTGTAAATTTTCCATTATCGGCAGCAATACCATAGTTATATTGGCTAAAGGTTAATTTTTCATTTCCAGCACTATTACTATTGGCTGTAGAATCTTTATGATTACCAGATTCACTTATAACTCCAACATGTGCATAGTTAGCTCCTCCGGTAGCTGCTTCATCAATTATTTTAAATTCCATATACCATTTACCGCTTGTTACACCCATTGTAGATGCATAAAATGAATGGTTATTATTTGGTGTTGTAATTTTACAATTTCCTTCTGAAAATGTACCATTAAGAGCTTGAGCATCTAAAGGATTTAAAGTAGCAAAATTATTTGTAGGTGTATCTTCTACAATGTTTATTGATTCTAAATTATTTGATGTTAAATGATTTAAGTTTCCACTTGTATCTGCTCCTATAGTACCTGTACCTGCTGTACCTGTACCTGTTTGTTTAAACTCAAGTTTAAATCCTGCTGCTCCAAAAGTACCTTCGTATTTTTTAGGTCTCCATATTGTAGGATTATCTGGATCCGGTTCTCCAAAATTTCCACAATGAAGAGCTTGTCCATCAATGTAATAAAAATCAGCCAAATAACCTTCTGACATAGAACTAACTGCACTAGAGCCATAGCCACCACCTACTGTTTGTGCGGCTTTATTTAATATTGGTAAAGAAGCATCTTGTGAAGGAGCACTTTCAGTTCCCCAATCAGTATATTGCTCTCCATTTATATACATTTTAAATCTATCTGCTGCAGTTGCTTGAGTTGTATCAATAGATACAACAACATGATACCAAGCAGTAGGGTCTCTAAATCTTGCATTAGAAGCATAATTTATATCTGCACTCCCACTTGTTCTAGAAAAAATACCAACATACCCATCTGGATCAGAAAAATATATATAACCTCTGTTGTTAACGTCTGTATGACCACCAAATAATACGTTATCAGCACCTACATTTCCCATTTTTGTCCAAACAGAAAAAGTTGCTGTAGTATTACTTTGTGAAATTCTTGTTCTATTTAAATAATCAGTGTCACCATCATCAAACCTACAAGAGTTAGTAATTTCATATTGATTAGGGTCTGGCCATTGTCCTTTTATTTTTGAAGAATATTGATTTTTCATATTCCACACACCGCTAGCTTTGTCTTTTTCTTTTATTATAACTATACCAGATCCACCTGCTCCACCTGCAACAGGTGCTGAGCCAGAAGCTCCACCTCCACCGCCAGTATTAGCAGTTCCTGCAGTTCCTGCGGCTCCATTACCACCGGGACCTCCTCCGCCATTACCGCCAGCTCCACCGGCTGTTCCACCAGTAGATTCAGAGCCTCCTCCGCCTCCACCAGCATAATAAATAGAAGTTCCTGTAATTGTTGAGGGGGCACCCTCACCACCATTACCTGCAGCTCCGGGATCATTTGCTCCATCAGTACCTGCAGCTCCTGCACCGCCGCCTCCACCACCTCTATCATTAGTGGGTGAAGATTGTGGTTTTGATTTTCCACCATCGTTACCTTGACCAGCAGTTCCACTACCACCAGCATCGTCTCCACGACCTCCGCCGCCGCCGCCAGAACCTCCATCAACACCTGTTCCTCCACCACCAGAATCACCAAGGCCTCCGCCTCCGCCTCCTGCTGATGTTATAGGATTTACAGGATTTGAAAAAACTGAATTTGCGCCACTACTACCATCTTCTGGTGTTCCAGTGCCTCCTGCGGCACCACCAGCTCCAACTGTAATTGCAATATTACTATTAGCTAAAACGTGTTGTCTAGTTAGATTTCTAAATCCACCAGCTCCTCCGCCGCCAGCTCCTTGGTCTCCTCCAGAGCCTCCGCCGCCAGCAACAGTTAAAACATCTACTTCTGTTGTTCCTTGTTGTACTGCAAAATTACCAGAAGTTTTCATAGTAGTAATAACATTACCACCATGAGAAGGTTTATTTAATTTACCTTTAATTCCACCGTTGGCTGCCATTATTCTTCAATCCAACCTTTTGTGTTATCTCCTTGATAAACAGACTCATCCCAATAATAAAATTTATCACCACCATTTGATTTGTCATCGCTAGGTCTTGGTATTGGTGGTTCCCACTCATCATTATCATCTAAAGTCCAAGAAGCATGGGGTTGAGGTGCTATAAAAATATCTTTTGTAGCATTATAGGTATAATTTTTACCTGCATATTGTTTTCTAAAATTGTTATTATAAGATGTTTGTTTCCATGTACCACCCCAAAAGTTAGTACACCATGTTTCACCATCAACATGTTTGTCTGAGGGAACGTGTTTGTTATCAACAACGCATACCCTTAATACAACATTATTTTTATCTAATTCTGCAAAATGTGCCATTAATCGTTCTCCTTCATATTATTTATTAAGTTGGCCAGTCATTGTTTAATTCATGTTCATAAACTTCACTTATACTCCATACACCAGTTGCTTTTGATATGCCAGTTAATGCTGCTTCTTGAACTTCTATAATACCAGAACCACCAGAACCACCAGTTCTATTGTTAGAAGGACCGCCTGCGGCACCTCCACCACCACCAGTGTTAGCAGTTCCTGCTGTGCCATTTTCATCACCACCAGAACCTGCACCGCCTCCACCTGAACCTCCTGATGAAGCTCCCATTGGGGTTTGTCTTGCACCGCCGCCACCACCGCCAGCATATGTATTTGATGATATAGGTGAAGAGCTGCCTGCGCCGCCATTACCACCTTTTCCTGATGGTGCGTCACCAGTTGCTCCATTTGAACCAACACCGCCTATACCGCCACCGCCACCCCCAGCAGTTTTATCATTAGTGTTTTCAGGGCCACCTGAATTACCACCATTGTTTCCTTGAGAGGGACTTACAGGTGGTGTATTTCCTGAACCTTGTGATCCTGTTTCATCATTACCACAACCGCCACCAGATCCACCATCAACACCTTGGTGTGAACTAGCACCGCCACCGCCTGCACCGCCACCTGCTGAAGTTATAGTAGACGCGCTTGCAAGAGATGAATCTCCACCACTAGCACCTTTACCATGTGGATGACCTGACGAAGTGGCTGCACCACCAGCACCTATTGTAACTGCATGACCTTGACCACTTGTTACTGCAAGAGGACCTGTTCTAAATCCACCAGCACCTGCGCCACCGCCTGCATATCCGCCACCACCTGCACCACCACCTCCAACAATAACATAAGTTACTGCTGTCGTTAAAGGTTGTGCTGTGAACGTGCCACTAGATGTAAAAGTAGTAACTTTTGATTTTTGCGATAAACTGGTTCCTGCTTTATTTTCTGGACCTATGATACCACCATTAGCCATCAATTACTCCTTACGCGTCGTCTAATTCTTCGTAAGACACGAAATAAGTTAAATCATTTGCTGCGGATGCTGTGAAATATAATAAATCTGTTTCATCCAAATAAATTGGATTTTCTAAAAGACTTAACGTTGCATCGGCAGGAACTGAAATAGTGCTTGCTATTGCCACAAAATTAGAACCATTATCAATACTTACTTCTACTGTAATATCAGCAGCATTTGTGCCATCAACGTTAGCAACAAGTATAGTATTAATTTTGGCTACCTTATCTGCAGGAACATCTATCGCTTCTGTGCGGCTAGTTCCAGTCAAAAGCGCCGTAGCGTTTTTGGCATTAATCGTAGCTACATTTACAATATTCGGTGTTGCCATTATTTACCTCCTTAATTAATTATCCAAAAACAATAGCCATTGCTATTGCCTTTCCTACTGAAGCCGCACTTGAATTTGCGTCAACGTATGTTATTATTCTTGAGGCAGCCATTTTTCTTTCAGTGCCTCCTGCTCCGTTATCTACAATAAATAAATCTGCATCTGCCAAAGCTTCTCCAATATCAGTAGCACCATCAATATCTAGAGCTCCAATGTCTACTTTATTTGCTGTAGAAATTGTAGCTAATTTAGAATCTGCAATTGCTGCTGAAGCGTTAACATCGGCATTAACTATTACACCAGATGCTATACTAAATACACCAGCGTTAGTCAATCCAACATCACCACTTGGAACTACTGGATTATAATTTGTTCCGTCTGCTACTAAAATAGCAGTATCAGTGTTAGTGCCCATGGTAATATCATCACCAGTAACTGTTAGATCACCACCTACGGTAGCATTACCAGTTGTTGTAATTGTATCCACATAAGCGTCTTTCCATCTTACCCCTGTAGAACCTAAGTCAACATCACTGTCTGACTGTGGTCCAAAAATATTATCACCAAGGTAAACTTGTTCTACGTTTGCTGCATAAAAATGTATTTCATCCGCTGTTTCAAAATCTATTTTAGTCTCATCATCCTCACCAATTTTAATGTCGGTTGCGAGCAATGATGTAATTGTTGTTTGAGCTGCGGCTATTGCAAAATCTAAATTATCATTTGTTGTGTCATATGTAACAGAAATACCAGTTTCAGTATTACTAGAGACCATGTTTGTTCCAACAGTATCTCTTATAAATGTTGCTAAAGCTGTTCCATCAACAGTGATTGCATCTGCTTCTAAAGTTCCATCAATATCTGCATTACCACTAATATCTAAAGTTGCCGCGTCTAATTCTCCACTAATGGTAATATTTCTACCACCAGTAATGTCTATGTTAGAATCAGCAACCATTGCTTTACTTGCTGCTGCCGTACCTGCTGTAATTCCATCAAGAAATTCTAATTCCGCTTCTGTTAATTCCGCGTTTGAACCAAGAGTTAATGTTCCTGTAACTGTAAGATTATCATTAATTGTTACTTCAGAAGTTGTGTGTCCAATTGAAATAGGCACGCCAGATGTTGCAGTTCCTATGGTAATACCATTGGATGTATTAGAGTTATCTATATTTAATGATGTTGTTGCGTCTAATGAAATAGTTGTACCATCAACAGCAAGTATTCCATTAATGTCTATTGTTGTAGCTGCTATTTGTACTTCTGTATCTGCAACAATGTCTAATTGTCCATCAGTAGATGAATTAATATATAATCCAGTATCTCTAAATAATAATTTATTTGTACTGTTTAAAGTTAAACCTGTGCCGTCGGTATGTGTTAAAGTTGTGTCAGAGTCAGCTCCAAATTTTAACACAGCTGAATCTGATCCTAAAATAAGATCGTTTGCTAAAGTGACATCATTACTAGCATCTTCAAATGTTACTTTACTTGCTGGTAAAGTTACAAATACATCTTTAGTTCCAGCACTAAAATCAGTTGCTGAATCACTATTAGAACTTGTAATAACAGTAGTTCTTGCTAACGTGTCAGTAGATGCATCAGTGACTGTTCCTAATCCTACTTCCCATTCATCTGCGTCACGATTAACAATAGCATAATACGTTGTGTTACCATTACCAACACCTGCTACAAAAGTTTCAAAACCACTTACAGCTCCACTTAAGTTAAGTGTCCCTGTTCCTGTAGTAGTAGAAGTTTCTTTTACTCTGTCATTAATTACTAATGCCATTTATACTCCTACGCTAATCTTAGTATAGCGTTACTTGCATCTGCAGTTGGAAATTGAATTGTAAACGTCCCACTTGTAGATGTTTTATCCCCACCAAAATCTAATACGCACACTGCTTTGTTTGAATTAGTACTGTTATAAATCAAAGCTCCACGCGCTGTAATAGTAGCTGATGTAAAAGATATATCAGCAAAATCACAGATTGCAGTCGTACCACTAGTTGTTGGTGTTACACTTGTAAGTGATCCACCTCCAGCAGAGTAAGACCCTGAATCAGAAACTTCGTTTGAACTGGAATAAGCAGTAGTTGAGGCATCTAAAGAAGCAGAACTTGTATACAATGCAATTTTAAAAGTGTCTTGTCCATTAGTAAAATTATGTCCTTCAACAAGAATTTCTTGTTTAAAACTGGTACAGACAGCTTGAGTTATAGCCATGTTTTATTCTCCTATAGTTTTTGTTTTTGTAGATTGCATAGGGAATTTTAACTCTCCATGCAAATATTCATCTCGTCTGTGCCTTCCAGTTTGCTCAACTATAAGCTCTTGCATAGCACGTTGATAAGATTGTTCGTATAATTGCAGCATTTCAGCTGGTCCCTTTAAGAACTTAAAGGCTTCTGCAAGACATCCATAAAGCAACGCCATTGGGGCATTGTCTCCCAACCATGAGGTTGTATTACTACTAGACAGTCTTGTAGGTAATCTAGTAATTCCTAATTCTACGTTATACGCTGAATCCGGCGTAGGAGCAAGATAAATTGTGTTTTGATCCCACCATGACCAATATCTTGGTGTGCCTGTAGCAGTTCTGTCAGGCCAATATTCATTCATGTAACTAAGATCACGATGTTCTAAAAAATCTCTTGTTGGTGTGCCTGAAGCAGGCCATATGTGAATTGTTCGTATCGTAGCTAGTGATGTTGGATCTGGTGATGTACCTCCAGGTAAAGATACAAAAGGATTACTAGTTGTTAAAGTAGCTGATTGATGTGATTTAAAAGCATCCAAGTCAGCTTCTTTTAATATTCTATTTTCTGTGTGCTCTATAAAATCATTTGTAATAGTAGACGTTAATACATCAGTGCTTGTTTCTGTATAGTCTAATATTTGTTGTGTTAATTGTGCGTATGTAGTCATTAGTTACTCAATGTTGCTGGACCAGAAGACGTTTGTCCTCCTCCACCATTTCCTGTAATAGATGGTGCTGTTGACACAGTAAAGGTATAAAAGTCATCATCTGTTTTTGTTATACTAAAACCAGCTTCTGCTTCTATTTCTGATTTAGATGCACCAAATAAATTACCAGACACAGTTCTAAATCTAACTGTATCACTACTAGATCTTTTATGTGCAGGTTCAAATACTGTTACTGTTGTACTAGAAGCTGTAAATCTAAACGGATTTAAAGGCAACAATCTTTCTGTTTCATTTTCTGTTCTTGCTGGTCTTGGAAATTGCAAAGCTTCTGCATCTGGCGAATGCTTGTTAGGTCTATCCTGTGGTGTTTTAGGTTCAAATTCACTTTTGTGAACACGTGCACCATTCCATTCCACAACCATTTCTGTGTATGGGTATTCCATACCACTACGGTCAGAAATAAATTTAGCATGTTTACCTATTGCATAAGCCATTTAGTTTACCAATTACTTTTATTCTTACTAGACCAATGATACTTACCACCTTTAGTAGCTGCACCCATACCTTGAACTGTACCGTGTATCTCACCTTCTGCTATAGAAATAGTTTTTTCTTTTTCTTTTGGTTTAGCAGTAGGTATAGAATTAGTACCTCTATGACTCCAATTACTTTTTACTCCACCAGTAGATCCACTAGCGTTAGCAGTTTGGTTATTCCAGTTTTTATTACTCATTCTTCCTCCTTTTTACATTCACAGTTACCACATTGGCACTGTCCTCCGCAACATGAACCGCCATTACTACAATGACATTCATGATCACAATGTTTACATATTGGCATATTACCTCCTATGGTGTGTACGCCCGTGCTGGTTCAACTCTAAAAGAAACTCTTTCCCTATCGTTTTCAGAAGCACGTTTAAATTCTTCGTCATACACCGCTTTTAAGTTTGCACTTAACATCGGTGCTCTTTTTAAACTTATATAGTAAGCTAATCCAGCCGTCAAACAAGGAAGAAAATAAAAAGGTACATCAGCATTGTTTGTATAACTACCTGCGTCTTCTATTCTTGCGATATAAAAATACTTAAATATGTAAGCTTTATCTGGGCTAGGATACAAAAACAATGTCATATCATTTTCTGGTCTGCCACTACTAGAAGAACTTCCAGTTGTAACTGTGCCTGGAACTAAAGCAAATTGTGTAGGTCTTGCATCACCCGAAGATGAATTTTCTTTTTTGCTTAAATTTATATATTCAGTTCTAGAAATTCTATTCATAGCAACATCTGTAGTATTACTATCACCTTCTAAATTAGAAGTTGCGCCTGTTGTAGTTGTTACAACAGCATCTACTATGTCTACTACTTTTTGATCAATAGAATAATAATTTGTACCAGCAGTTAATGTTTGTGTTGCATATGTTATGGTCCATAAATTTAAACCACGGTTTGCCCACTCTGCTAACATTAAGTTCATAGATCTTCTAGCAGTTTTTAAATCATAACCACTACGAGTCTCTAATTGACACCTTTCGTATGCCTCTTCTATTATTTCCTCAATCGAAAGATTAAAGGTTTGTGTGCCTGAATAAGCCATTTAAACCTTTAATAAATCTTTTGAAATTCAGCTACAACTGTGTACATGTTACCACTATCAGCAGCACCAGGTACAACAAGATTAACATCACTTTGATTACTGTTGCTAGATTTATCTGCTGGTATGCCACCAAATTCTCTAAAATCCCAATATCCTGTTCCTGTCAGTCCTATTATAGGAATATCTCCATCTGAATCTTCTTCATCTAGACGCGCATAAGAGTCGCCTCCATCGCCTCCTTGGCAAGAAAACCAAACTCTAAGTAATCCTAAGTGTGCCACAGCAGTTCCGTCTGCTCTTGCATCTAATGCTGACACATCACCAAAAACTGTTGTTGCTCCTGTTCCGTCTGATTGATTGACTATTTTGATTGTAACGCGAGCGTCATTTTGTTGTAGGATAGTCGGTCCTGTTACTGTATCTGCCATGTTCCCTCCTTAATCAAGAACTGTGGGGCCGAAGCCCCACTTGTTTATTTATTATTCGTATACGTTTCTGCTCATGCAAACATGATGTACGTTTACTGCTTCTGCAGCAGCCGCACCAGCTTCAATACCAACATATGGAATGAAATCCACATCGTTAGTTAAAGCTGCAGTTTTAGTAGCTGCAACACCTGGTTGTACTGCTGTAGCAGCTGTACCACCAGTTGATCCTGCTGTATTAGCAACATTGTACTGTACACCATTTATAAAAATAGTAGCTTTTCTGTCGCTATCTATTTCAATTTTTAAATGATATGGTGTATTTGCTGCAACAGTCACTGGTAACGCAGTGATATAATCAGTGCCACCAATACTGTGAACAAAATGCCAAACAGAAAAATCACTAAATGCTTCTGAGTTAGTAGCATCAGTTTGATATTTAAAATATGCTTGATCATCATCAGTTGCAATTAATTGATCATTAGTTAATTTTAATCCTGCCCAAACCTTTTGGTTATCAAGTGCAGGTAACATAATTGATGTTTCAAAATGAACTGAATTTTCTGTTCCCCATTGACAACCTGCCCACGCTGTCGCTGCAGTATCTAAGTGAGGTGTAATGATTGCTTGGTCTTGGTCTGCACCTGCTGTTGTTGCTAAAATTCCTGCTGAAGTTGAAGCAAATGTAACTAGTGCAGTAGTTACGTTAGTTCCAAGTGCTTCCCAGTTTCTATTCAAAGCTCTTTGAACTTCAACTGTTGATACTTGGTCAATGTTTGCATTTAAACCTGGTCTTTGTAAAAACCATTCTTCTAAATAAAATCTTCTAGCGTCCATTGCTGGATCACTTATAGTTCTATCATGTTCAACACCTGTTGAAGCAGTAGTACTATATAATTTATAGTTATTTTTGGATCTTACCGGACCCACAAAGCTAGTATTAGCCATAATATTCTCCTCGGTCATATAGACCAATCGTCATACAGTCTCTATATCGTCTGCCTAGTCAGTCTGTATAACTTGTTATACTAGGTATAGTGGGGCACATAATGCGCCCCACTAAAAGATTTACGCTCCTGGTGATCCGAAGATACCTCTCCAGTCAGAGAACCCAAACGAGTATCTCTCTCTAGCTTTGTATCTAACGTTACCAGTATCGAAGTCACCTTCCATCGCAGTTCTAATAGGAGCTCTAGTGAACATCTTAAGTCCATTAGGAGCATCTGTTTTGATAAAGAACGCATCAGTATCAGTTAGGAAGTTGTTAACCACATATCCTTGTGGCACCATTCCCATTGATTTGATAGCGTTTAAGTCATTATCAGCAGTTCCTACTCTACCTGCAGATTTCATTAACCTTTCAGCAGTAAATTGAAGGTTTACAGGAATGATCATTTTCATACCTCTAAGAGCAATTTTCATTCCTCTTTCATCCTTCATACCAGCAATATCAATTAACATCTGCTCAAGCGAAGTTTCGTTTAAGTCAGCTGAAGTTGATAGCTCGTTCTTTTGGTCTCCACTAAGTGTAGGGTGATCAGTAGCACAAAGCTCCTTATCATCGCCACCAAGAAAAGAACTGTTGAACGCTCTGTTAAGAACGTTAGCAGCTTTAATCTGTTTAGTGTTAGCCATTGAACGTGCCAATGCTTTTGTGTATCTAGTGCTGATTTTGTCGTAAAGGTTATCCTCTACGGCTTCTTCAGTTAATGAGAAAGCCAAAGCAATGGTTTCGTGAGTATAGCGTGCAGTGAAAGTTTCTTGTGCTGCTTCATACACAACACCAGAACCTTCTGGTTTTACCTCTGCATTGCCAAACCCACCTAGCATTACTTCTTCTTCAAATGCACGATCAGAATTCTCTGAATCAAAGATTTCTGTGTGCTGGTTTTCGTATCGGTCGTATTCTAATCCGAACAGAGCATTCAAGCCAGGCTCGAGCTCTTTGACCAATTGCATTCTTGAAATTGCCATTTATCTCTCCTCTAACTATTATGTACCGGTGATACCAGTGCCCAATTTAACGTGTTCATTAAACATAATGTACCAGTTAGCATTTGCACTTGAAGCATCATCGTTCTCTGGATCTTTTGTAATCCCAATAATTTTGACCTGTAGTCCAGCAGTAGTTGCTTCTGTACCATCATCAATTTCATTTTTTGATTGTCCAGTTACAGTACTACCAGTTGTTAATACTGAATCAGTATTTTTACCAATATCAGTTTTAGCAATAGTGCCATCACATTGAGCTTCGAAAAGCATATACGGATCGTCATAGATATACGCGTCTATATTAGTTGAGCCAGATATGGAACCAGCACTGGTTACATTAGTCTGACTGTAGTAATTTGACCATGTAGGTTTTTTACTTACTGGATCAATGTAGAAGCAACCGTTAAAAACACCTAGGTTCGTAGCGCCGGAAGCTGTTCCAGCAATTACATACCCACCAGACTGCATTACGTGATCACCTTTAAAAATAGATGTACTGTAATTGTCTTCGATGGTGTACATAGTCGTACCCATGTTTTGAACGCCACTACCAACTTTCCCAATAGGTCTGTACCCAAAGGCCGCGTCAATATTAGCCATGATTTTATCCTCATAGTAATTGTTACAACACACTCACCATGAATGTGTCATTTTGTAACTTATGGGGAGAAAAAATTAGTTTTTCTTACCGCCACCAAATGTTACGCGAGATCGCCTGCTTTCATTATGTACAGGCATGCTAGGGTGTTGGTCCTTAAGAGGATCGTTTGCAACAGCGTCATCTTTATCTTGTGCAACTTGCGCAAAATATTCTTTTCGCTGCTCAACAATCTCATTAGGAATTCTTGCTAGCATCAAACCTCCAACAGCTATGACACCTGAGTATCTACCCGATTCCATTTGTGGCCATTCAGTGTCTGGGTATTCGTCAGCTCTGACAAACTCCCATCCTTCACGCATTCTAGCGGATACATTTTTTGAATCCATCTGTCCTATCGTTTCGGCCCTAATCCAACGGTGTTTAAAACCGTTAGGTGCGGGTGGTGCATCTAACTGTGATGGTGGAGCCCATTGTTTCCTTCGTTCGGTTTTAACTCGGGTTTCAGACTCGCGTGATGGTAGTTTATTTTTTTTATTTGTATTCATATGCCTACTCCTTCACGTACTTCGCATATTCGCTTAGTGGCACACCTAGTTTTTTGGCTATAGCTACTTGTGAGGGTGTGAGTCTCACAGTGCCTTGGCGCTTGGCTGGCTGAGTACTTCTGGTTGCAGAAGCAACAGTTTGCGTTGGCGTAGAAACTTGTTCAAATTTATGAGGAAAAGTTTCCCTCATTCTTTTGTCAATCTCATTATAATACTCATCTGACTTCGTGTCAAATCCTTCTTCAACTAATTTACGGTGAATTGAAAAGGATGTAAGTGTCATAGGTTCATCAGTTCCAAACCAATCGTTCTTTTCTGCCCAGTTTTCTGCTTTAGGGTCAGGTGGAGCTGCTGGTTGTGGAGCCTGTGGTTGAGCTTGTTGTGTAGGCATTTGAGGTTGATTAGGATCAACTCCACGTGCCTCCATTTCTTTTTTTAGTCTTTCACGTTGATCCAAGCTTTTCTTTGCTCTATCAGCGTCTACTGCTAAACGTGCTATTTTTTGCTGTGCTTCTACTTGTGCATCTATATCACCAGTATCCATAGCATCTTTTAGCTGTTTTTTAGCTTCTGCTGTTTGAGCTTCAACACGTGATGCAAATTCATTTACATACCCAGTATCTAACTGGCGTGTTTTTTGTTGCAACTTAGTTTGCTCTTGTTGTAATCCTTGAGCAAATTCTATCGCAGCTTGTTCTCTTCTTTCAGACTCTCTTAGTTTTTTAGTTAGTTTGTCAATCCTGGATTGAACTTTTTTGCCGTAGTCATCCATCTCTCCTTGAGATGCACTTTCCTCAACTACAACTTCTTCTTGTGGTTGAGTTTCTACTGCACTTTCTTTTTCCTTCGGTAGTTCTACATCAACTGATGGACCATCTGATGGTAAATCAACGATCTTGGCATCAGCTTCAGTTTGTGATTCTACTTTTGGTTGTGCGTCTGCAGGCATTTATCCTCCTGTTTATCTAAATTGCAAGATATCCTCTGGGTCTTTTACCACAGCAATTATCTCGTCATCGTTAAGTATTCTCACTTCACCACCTTCTATCCCAAACCTAGATCCAGCATAACGACCAAATATAATCCAATCGCCTTTCTTACACCAAGGTCCATTTGGAAACCTTTCTTTATTATCATAACATTCTGTTCCCATCTTAAGAACCAATCCTGTTACCGTGGTATACCCACGTTCTTGCATCGTTTCATCTGTTAATATTACACCACCTTTAGTTTTACCTTGTCCTTTATAAGGTAATACTAACATACGCCACCCTGTTGGATTAGGTAATCTATCTAAAATTTTTTCGTCTGGTAAATGTTCTATATTAGAAGTAGCATCTTCTTGAATTTTTTTAAGAAATTTATTTTCTTTCTCTTCAGCTACTTTATTGTTTTCATCAGCCTCAACAGCTAAATCTTTTTCTTCTAGCGCAAATCTACGCTTTGGCAGTTCCTTGTCTGTCATCGTTGTCCTCATCTTTCTGCAGGTCCTGAATCTCCTGTTCCATTATTGCATAGGCCTTATATTCGCCTACGGTTCTATTATACTCATCCCAACCAGGTAATCCGGCTGCTATGATTTCTTTCAACTCTTCTTTGCGAGCTCTAATCTTTTTCAAGATCC